GCACAGGGCAGTGACAGCAGAATAACTGTGGCAGAGCAGAATAAATGAAAAAGCGTATTATAGAAAAACATGCAGGAATAAACTATGCCAAAGAGTAAACATAGTAGAAAAGGTAAGGGTAGAGGTGATAGAAGACCAGTAGCACGCAGTGGGCGGAATGAAGGTCAAGCAGATTATAGAACTGCTAAACCAATGAGTGATGCACCAGAACAAGTACCGCAACGGCAGTGTCCATATCTGGATAGGGTCGCTATGTTACCTAATGTATTTACTGCAGACGAGTGTAACCAGATTATAAACACCGCTCTGAATGATTGGGATGAACGTGAGTCTATGATCCAGCGTGATAAGGGTGCTGAGATAAAACAAAACTTTGAAGAGGACCACGACTATCGCAATACTACATTATTCATACCAAAAGGCCCTGACGAGTGGTTATTCGGTAAGATTATGCAGAATATCGTGAGTTTTAATAATCAAGAACAGGGTTATGGTTTCGACATACACGGCCTGGCAGAACCACCTAATGTAATGCGGTATCAAGCACCAGATATTAATGTGCATGGTAAACCCGGCAAATATGATTGGCATATGGATATGGGGCCGGGGCCAGTGCCATCCATGCGAAAGATAAGTTACAGTATATTGCTCAATCCAGGCGAATATGAGGGTGGTGAGTTGTGTTTCCACATCGGTAGAAACATGGACCCATATCCCGGCCAGACGGATAAAGAATCTATTGGTAATATGGTCTTGTTCCCAACATATATGGTACATAGAGTAATGCCTATGACTAAGGGTACTAGATATGTGGTAGTAGGTTGGGTACACGGCAACTCTTTCAGATGATAAATACTCTTATGGAAAGAGAAGATGGTATGACCTATGATGAGTTGATCCGCGAACTCAAGACTATGCGGAAACAGGTACAACATCATCGTAATCTATCGAAAGAGATGCATATGCTGGATACACAGTATTGGTTCGTGCAACATCAAGACCACAGAGGGCTTTTACCCATAATAGAATTGCCTAATGCCGATACAGGGAATACTAGCAAAGGATAAGGAAGACGATAGAATGGTCATAATCTTACGAGAACATCCCAAGACTATGACTGCTAAAGAACTAGCCCGCTATGAGCGTAATATGTGTCCTGCAGATTACGATAAAGACCCACCACCACCACAGCAAAAAAAAGACTTGACAACGATTCGTTAGTATGAGATAATAAGACTCAACAATGAGAGAGAGAGGTGATATGCGAGTCAAAATTCACAGTAGAAATTTCGGTACTGAATTCAGAATGGCCCTCTACGGCATGGTCGAGTTTGCCATGGCCCGTCTGGTAGAATCCAAACGATTACGAAACAATCTTTCGATTGATGTACATTTTCGACATCACTCTGCAGAGGGAGAGGCGATGATTGATAGAGATGCCAATCCGTATCGGCCTAGACATTTCAGAGTAATGATTGACCATCATCGCCTCGAAGTAGATAACTACGGGCGTAAACGAGATACTACAGAATGGGCACACGAAGTACTCAAGACTCTGGCCCATGAACTGGTACACGTTAAACAGTATGTAATGGGTGAATTATCCATACGAAGAGAAGGACTCTGCTACCGCGGTGTCCATCATGTCGTAGATACTCTGACAGAGTATTTTGAACTCCCCTATGAAATCGAAGCCTATGGTAGAGAGAAAGGGCTGTTGATTTCCTTTCTATCCTTTTGGAAAAGCATTTCAGAAGAATTTGATTTTTCTTCTTGACAATGACTACAGCATTTGAGATAATATAATCAAGTGAGAGAGAGATAATAACCCCCTTTTTGGAGATTTGATATGGCATTCGCTGATTCTAGTACTTATTTTAATGTAGGTGACAGTTCGATTATAGGTTCCTTTGAGGAAAAGGAAACAGGAAATCTTTTTGAATATTCAGAAGCCAAGGAAGAAGATTGGATAGCATATGCTGATTATGGTTTGAGGGCACAGTATATTCATAGAGTCTGGGTAACTACCCCTTGGAAAATGGACAGAGGATTTCGTATGGCACGGGTTCTGAAAACTGTAGTCTATATTCTTATGGATGAAGATGAAGAAGGTGAACCTGTGATTGAGAAATGGAATATCAAAAAACATAATGTTTATTCAAGAGAGAAGAAGCATTATTGGTCAGAATATGGAATGTTAATGAATTCATAGAGAGAATCAATATGACAATACGAAACGAAACAGAAAAAATTATTGAGTCAAAAATTGCTGTGTCCCTGAGTGGTGATTCCCTTTGGAGAAAGTCTTCTGGGGCTGATGAGATTGTTTCAATAGAGTCAATTACCATTCGTGAGTATGATATTGATGAGTTTCACTACTTTGATGTCTATGTTCGTCATGACGCTGATTGGACAATCTATACTGACTCTGGTTTTGAGAGAGCCATCTCTGACGCAATTGGTCGTGAGGTTCGTTGGTCGGAACAGGGAATGCAGAAAGATGGAATTGCCCATTTGGAGGCGTGATTTTTTTCTTGACATTGACTCCAAAATTTGAGATACTATAGTCAAGTGAGAGAGACAATAACCCTTTCGGAGATTGAATATGGGAATGGTAAAAAAAGAGTTTATTGAGTACGAAACTGGTCTTGAGAGTTTAGAGGCAGGTCTTGAGTGGTTGACCAAGTATGGTGTCAAGACTTTTAAAGACTATACTGGTGAGTGGGTTGAGGTTCGCTGTTCACGAATGGCTAACTTTTTCGATAGTGAATTTGAGGTTTATCCTCATTTGACAATGGAGACCGCATGACGGAAAAAGAAATGAATGATTACAATCGTGGTAAACGTGACATAATGTTGGAAATGGCCAACGATGATTTGATAGATGTGTGTTCCCGAATCGCTGTTCTGGAAAGTGACCTTGATGGTGCCCGAAGAACCAAGTGGGAACTGGTAAACAAGATTAAGTTACTTGAGAACAATGCTGCTTTTGAATGTATAGAGAAGGGAGAGGCTTTGACTCTCCATGAGAAAATTAACATTATTAAGGAAGGGTTTACATTATGAGAGAATTAGAAATTGTAGAAGGTATCGCTAAGGCTCATCTGGCCTCAAAGAAGGCAAGGTTAGAGTCTCGTATTGATGAGATTGCGAGAGAGAAGGGTATGTCTATTGTAGAACGTGCCAAGTTTCGTGTTCGTGCGATTGAAGCAATTGACAGAGGTGAATTAGAAATATGAAATTCAAGTCCAACAAACAATTCTTTTGGCGTCTGAATGTACTGAAGAACAAAGGTGCCAAGGTCACACCAAAACTCCAACCAAATGCAGAACACATCGCAGAGACGAACAGAATCCAACTGGCTGTAAATAGGCGTGTATTCTGGGAGTTGGGTAGAGAAGGTTTTGCTAAATGGTCCAGATTAGGATACAAGGACTATGGAACTTTGGCCAGGGCCTATGGCATCAGATGAGTGAGAAATATGAACGAGTGGATTTCATGTCTACTTACGGCATGATTCCATATTCTATTTGGGAAAGCGATGACCCAAAGTTTTCAAATCCTATCCTAAAATACCTCAAAGAAAGACAGGGTAAATCCACCAGAGAAAATACTCTAAAGAGTTTTGGTGGAGCTGGTGAAAATACAGCCTACACTGCAACCACAAGTTACTTCAATCCAAAACTTTGTAAGATGGTCTACTCTTCATACTGTCCGAAGAACGGCACTATCTTTGACCCTTTCAGTTCTGTAGTCAGACCCTATGTGGCAAAAATACTTGACTACAACTATACTGGATGTGAAGTTAGAAAAGATGAGTGTGATAAGATAAACAATATATTGAACACTAATGCTTTATTTGAAACGAGTGAAGTCAATGTATTGAACATGGATTGCAGAGAGTTTGAGTCTGATAAGAAGTTTGATTTGATATTCACATGCCCACCTTACTGGAATCTGGAAACATACTCTGAACAGGATAATGATATGAGCGCCATATCTAATTATGCTGATTTTCTTGTAGAGATGGGCCGTGTGTATTCAAAATGTTCTTCTCTGATGTATGAAGAATCGTATTGTTGTTTTGTAGTGGCAGATTTCAGAGATTATTCTGAAGGTCGTAAGTTGATAAATCGGTTGGTTCCTTTTGTTTCAGATATGATAAGATGTGGCGAAGATGCTGGTTTGAGTTTATATGACAAGGTGATAATCAAGAAACCTATGGGAACAGCACCTTCCAGACTGAAACTCTGGAATAAACGAAAAACTGTAAGAATCCATGAAGAGTTGCTTATTTTTAAAAAAAGACTTGACAATGGTATCTTGCCGTGAGATACTATTACCTGAGTGATTGAGAAACCCTAACGGAGATTGAAATGGCCGTAAGTATAGATGGTGAAAAAGTTGAAGCGTTAGTAGAAGGTCTTGACGCTATGTTAGACCACATGAACGATAGTTATCGTGAGTGGATGAAAACCGATGACCCAATCAAGAAGCGAATGTGTAATGAGTATCACGCTTCACTTACCTACTATATGGGTAAGAAATATGTCAAGGTAGTCACAAACGAATCAGTTTGTGCTTTCGTTGTCGCCTGTGAGAATGATAAGAAGTTTGAGTTTGGTGACATTCTGAAGCCTGCTGGTTGGAAGGCTCCGGCCAGAAACTTCCGAAGAGGAAATGTACTGGAAAGGTCTTTTGACCGAGTGCGTTGGACAGGAGCTCTGTAATGGTTTGGCCAGACAAAAGAATCTGTAATGGTTGTAAGAAAGTCTTTAATAAAGATGAATGTAAAATTGATATTGGAGACTTCTGGAACTGTAGAGAAGAGATGGTTTATGCATGTTCTGAGAAATGTGCTGAGGAAGCAAAGAAAAACTGGCCAATCAGATTTTTCAGCCAATTAACTGGCTAAAAAAGTCTTGACACTTTATTATACTATGTTATTATATAACTGTTGAGTGAGTGAGAATAAAACGGAGCCCCTCCGTCAGTGGGGGGTGGGGGAGCAGTACGACCGCCCAGAGAGAGAGAAATTTTTACAAAAAAACAAATCGAAACTCAAAACTGCTTTTCTTCAATCCTATCGAAAGGAACATTATGGAAAAAATTGAATATGTAAATCGTATGAGATATGCAACTGACCCTGAGTTGGAATACTATCATTACGATGAAGATTATGACTTTGAGGTTGAAAGTCCTATGGTAATTCTCAGAGAAGCCTCTGATGAACATGGGGAAAGGTTTGCGTCTCAACTGAAAGGTGTAGCCGATTCTCATTTTCCTAAGAGATATGGTGAAGAAGGTCTGAGTGTTGATTGGGGATATGACTATCTTGATTCTTTCTGGAAAGAACCGATGAGAATTCGGAAAGATGGAAAGGTTCATCGACAAGATATTAAATCCAGAAAATCCTATCTGGTACATAGAAGAGGTTTTGAACTGGAAGGTCATTGTGAATGTGGCTGTCGATGGACTAAAAAATCTCAGAAGTTGAGAAAGAATTCATTCTATTATGAATATCCTGAATATGATGTCAGAAAATAAAGACTTGACAATGATGGTCAAATTTGAGACAATATAATCATGGTGAGAGAGACATTAACCCCTTTGGAGATTTGATATGAGTCACATAGCGAATGAAATTTTCAGACAACTCGGCGGAAACAGGTTCAGAGTTATGACAGGAGCCAAGATGATGGTTTCAACTGAAAATGGTATCCGTATGCGAATTGGTCGTAACAAGACCAATGCGAACTTCATGGAAGTCAGTCTGAATGGACTTGACCTTTATGATGTCACCTTCGCCAAGCTCACCAAGATGGGTGAGATGAAGTCAGTCAAGACATACGACAATGTTTATAATGATATGTTAGTCCGTATTTTTGAATCCCATACTGGAATGTACACTACTCTATAGGAGATTGTTATGAGTAAAGCTAGTGAGAAAGCAGTCAAACTTCTGGAAACTGCTGAGAAGTTGAACTGGGCAGTTAATGTCAGAGGTGGTGTCCTCTGTATTACCAAACATTTTGCTGTTGGTAGTATGGAAGATTTTGTAGAGTGTGATATGGAGTATTATGAAATACTCAGTTTGCTTCCTATGACCGAGCCGGGTTCGGTTTGGGGTACTGATGGTGGTGGAGTTGGGGCTATAAGTGCTCTCAAGTCTGGCACATTTGAAATGAAGAAGAGCGGTGGCTCAAAACGTGTATTGAAAGCAATTGAAAGGGAACTTGCAATATGAGTGAAAAGACGAAAGTAGAAAGTCAGGCATTTTTGTTTTGGGATTCCTACAATGAAGGTACTTATGATGTAGGTAGAACTAAAACTAAACGTGAGCGTTACATGGAAAAGAAACGAGAAGCCAAAGAAAGGAAAAATGAAAACGGCGACAATTGAGATTCTGCATGAGGGCGAGACTGTGTTTGGTTCTCGCACTGCAGGAGAGTACTTCGTGCGTGAGTATGAAGATGGTGAAGAAATGGGTGGTGGTTTCTTCAAAACAATAACCGAGGCGGAAGCCTGTGTCAGAGAGTATCAAAATGACAAGAAGTGAAATTAACGAAGCCATGGTAAGATTCTTTGCTGATGGTGGTAAGGTAACCAAGTTACCAGATGGGCCTGATTGGAGATTTCAGACTTATGGTGTGAGAGTCCCAAAGAGTAACAATGTTGATTTGACTGCCGTGGAAGACCCAGGCAGTAAGAAACAGATTGAAGCTCTTGAAGAGCGGACATTATGAGTCATGAATTCACAGTTGAGGTGCTCTACCACTTCAACTGTGGTAAATGCAAGAACTGGTGGAGTCAGACTTTAACACCTGACTTCAATCAGACAACATTGACTTGGGGAGTGGCTGGAAAATATATCTTCTGCCCCCATTGTGGCCATGAGACAGATGCCGAAATAAAAGAAAACTTTTTTGAAAAAACTACTTGACAGTGACCCTCGCCTATGAGATACTATTACCTGAGTGATTGAGAAACCCTTTTGGAGATTGATATGTGGAAAGTGATTGTTAAATTAGATGGTTGGTTGTCAATGACAGGTATGTGTATTTTCCATTCTATTGACTTGGCTCGTGAGTGGGCCATTAGTGAGATTAAAAGATTGGAATCAGAGTCTTCAAGTTTTGAAGGTCGTTTGGTAATGGTAATTGATGAATTAGGAGAGTGATATGAAAGTTTTTGTTGGAAATCATTTGAGACTTGCTGGTAAGACCAGACATGGTAAGAATCGTATTCGTGAGAATGGTGATATGTGGCGAGTCATCAATGTTGATGGTGCTGACTCTCCACTACTTACCACAAAGGTTTGTGTGATTCCTTTGGAAGAATCCCGCAGGTCAGAGTGGAGATGGATTGACCTGCCCGAAGATAGGGACATGGTAATTGTTGAACATATTGAATAGAGGATATATGGAAATTGAACTTATGGGTTGGATTGGTGAGGATATGAGTGATGAGGAAGTCCTCACTTACATTGATGAACTTGCGGTCGAAGAAGAGGCCCGTATCGAACTTGCCGACATGGCTCGTGAAGGATGGAAATAATATGGATTTTGACCCAAAAGACCCAAGGTTTAATCATTGTCTTAAAAAGGATATTGAGCATTACAAAAAATATCTCAAAGAAAAAAAGACTTGACAATGATTCGTCTTTATGAGATAATATATTTGTTGAGTGAGAGAAACCCTTTTCGGAGAAAGTTATGGGACAGTTATTAATGTTGATTGTAAGAGAGGTGATATGATTTCAGTTGTTGAAGGAATAGTTGGTTGGACCTTTGCTTTGGGTCTTTGGTATGTTGTAACAGTAATTGCTTTTTCATTATAAGGAGATATTATGAGTACAAATTCTGTTGTTGGTTATTTGAGAAAAGATGGTTCGATTGTTAGTTCCTATGTTCACTACGATGGATATGAAACTGGTGTCGGTATGACCCTTCTGGAACATTACAATACAGACGAGAGAGCTCTGGCTGTCTCAGTCGGGGGATACTACTCAAGTCTGAGTGAAGACCTGAAAGAGTCATTAGAGGGTTCAGTTCATACTGAAGAACCTGAAATGTTTGATTCTATGACTGAGTTTGAATTATATTTGATGGACAACAGCCATCTTGAGTTTGGTTATCTCTGGACTGGCGGGAAGTGGGTGGTTTCTTCTTGGACTACTGAGAAAATTTATCCAAAACCTTTCACCGCAGAGTTTGGTGATGGTCCTCATTATGAGTCAACTTGGAATGGTTTTTCTTGGTTGGTTTCTACCTTTGTTCGTGCAGGTCGTAAGACTGTAGTACGATATAGAGAACTTGCTCTTGATGTCAATAGAGATACTGCTGAATATAATAATCACGCCGATGAACTAGAAACTGTTATTGAAAAGTGGCATCGATATGGTATGGGTGAGGTTGCTTCAGAAGCGATGGCTGCGTAATGAATATATCTTTGTTTTGGAGTACAAATCTCAGAAAAGATAGTGAGACTTTTAACCACTGGCGACACAGAAGGATAAGTCTCTCTACTTTTCATGAGGCAACTTTGTTATCGCATGTGAAGGCAGGTAATACTGTGCGTCTTTACACTTATCAAAATTTTGATGAGTCTGTACCTATTCCATCTGAGATAATCGTTGAGGATGCCGATAGGTATTTTTCAGCAGAAGATGCCTTTTCAGCATTGAAACGTGGACATAGTATTGCTCATATATCAGATGTAGTACGTTTGAGGTCAGCAATAGAACATGAAGCAGTTGTCATGGATATTGACAACATTGCTCTGCGACCATTTCCTGAGATAGATACTTTTACTTCAACAATGCCGGCCAAAACTACTGGTGCTATGGCAATTCAGTTTAAAGATAATCATCCACCTTTCAAAATCAAGGATGGTTCTTGGGATGGTAAAGCACTTTCTGTATTTCCTACAAAGGTACATAAATCAATAACAGAAGATATAAAAGAACTGTGCGATAAAATTGAATCCTCATTATCCAAATTACCAACAAAGGGTACAAAGGGTTGGAATTATGTTGTCTGGACTCTTAAAGAAATTGCTAATAAATATGATAATGTGCATGTAATGAAACCCATAGACACTACACCTTTTCCTGCTTGGAAATCTGCTGGAAAGTGTTATTCTTTGGATGCTCCAACAAAACTGGATGGTGTAACTAATGTGTACGGATATGTATTGCCGTCAATTGACCAAATTTTGCAAGAGTCATACTGTGTACAACATTTCTTTGAATCTGCTTTTAAGAATGCACGTAGTCTAACTGCTGGTTTTTGGCAGGGTATCAAAGTTGGTTCCTTATTATACGAAGAATTAATTCTTGTGTTAGGGCAAGATTGGATAGATAAAAAATGTCATACAAACCTTTACCAGATGTGGTCACAATAAAAGATTCAGGTATTCATGGTCTGGGTTTGTTTGCAAAAATTGATATTCCAAAGGGTGTGTCTTTGGGGATGATTCATTTTGAATTCAGTGGTGAATTGGTGCGAACCCCTTTGGGTGCATTTGGAAATCATTCTGATGACCCTACTTGTGAAAAGTATTGGGATTCATTAGAGAACGGTGCGGGTTGGTATCTTCGCACGAAACGTGATGTAAGTGTAGGTGAAGAATTAACTTGGACTTATACGATATATGAAGTAACCTAAGTCAGCCGAGGATAGCGAGGTGGATGAGGTTCCAAGACGCAACGAGTTCACAACTCTAAGGCGTGGGTAGTTCCCCTAGTGGTGCTTGGAGGTAGGTTGATTATGTGGTCCCTGTTCGACAGTGTTCAGTAACGGGGCAGGGGCCATGGTTATTTTAATATCCGTCATTTATCCGTCACTTTCAATCTGACGGAAAAGTGACGGATAAATTTACACCTAATAGATAGAGAGTCAAATGGCAAGAAAAAAGATTGTAGTTCAACGTGAGAGAGTGAAACCCCTGAAGAAGAAAAGGAAACTTTCAGAAGAACATAAAGAGAAGTTACGTGCTCGTTTGGCAGAGATGAGGGCAAAGAAGAAACCAGCTGAATACAAGAATATCCATTCATCTGTTCTGGCTCTGCCTGAAGAGGATGAATACTCAATGAAGAATGTAAAAGAGTGGATTAAAGAATCAAGAGACAGAGTTTCTGCATACAATAAGTCAGCAAGGTCTTCAAAGAATTCTCCAAGTGACAGACAGATTGCAATGAATACTGCTGAGAATACAAAAGCATACATTCGTATCTGTGAACACTATCTCAAGAGTGGTGATTGGATTGGTATGTATTCTGGCAAAAATGAAGAACATAAAGTGATACCAAAATGTACCTCTATGGCGTATTATCCAGATGGTACACCCAAAAGGACTGTTGGTGTTTTCTATGAAGACATTATGGCAGTCTGGTCAAGAGATATGGATGAAGAAGATTTTGCTTACATGAGAGAGGGCATTAAATCAAATCCATTAGTTGCTTTGACAGATAAACAGTTCACTTCTGAAACTTGACAAATAAATAATAATATGGTATAATGATAAAATAAAGAATAATCGTAGTGCCAAGGGGAAGTTTGGTGGTCGCCTCTCCGTCTAGTATGAAGTTAGTCCTTCAGCTAGTATTTTCCAGACCAACTCATACCAAGCAAAGTGATATGGTTAGTCCGAAAACTGTCTTGGCACTACACTAATATAATGGAGATATAATGACAGAACTTAAGATAGACTTTTCCACAGAAGAACAAGAACCTCAAGAAAGTTTCAATCCAGATACACCCAAGGCTTTGGGTGGTACAGAACTAGTTCAGAAATGGTTATTCAATAGACTTGACCCTGAGTTGAAAGATTACTACCAATGGATTGCCTCCAGAAAAAGAACACTAGAAGATAAACCAAGATTGTTTTGGGTCCATGATTTGGCTCAAGACCCAGAGGTTGAATTTCTCAAAGAACACAAGAACATGCTTGACTTTGAGAAAATCATTTTTGTATCACACTGGCAACAATATCAGTATGGTGTGTATCTTGGTGTACCCTATGACCATGGTGTTGTGATTCAACATGCTATTGAACCCATTCCAACCCATGAAAAACCAAAAGATAAAGTTAATTGTATATATTTCAGCACACCGCATAGAGGATTAGAACTTCTGCTTGAGGCGTGGACTCTGATGAAGGATAAGTATTCATCTGAGGCTGTAGATGCTGCCGAGTTGAATATCTTTTCTAGTTTCAAGATTTATGATAGACCGCACATGGACGAACAGTTCAGGCATGTGTATCAAAAAGCCAAAGACATGCCACAGGTGAACTATTCTGGTTCTGTTTCAAACGATGAGATTAGAAGTAGTTTAGAAAATATGCATATACTGGCATATCCATCAACTTATATGGAGACTGCTTGTATTACTGCATTAGAGGCCATGAGTGCAAAGTGTTTATGTGTTTTACCAAACCTTGGTGCTCTAGCTGAAACTTGTGCAAACTTTGCTTGGATGTATAACTATGAACCGAATCCAGACAGACACGTACAAGTTCATGCCCATATCCTGTCTAAAGCAATAGACAACTACTGGGTAGATGAAACTCAAAGTCTTCTGAATGTCCAGAAGAATTACTTTGATATTTTTTATAATTGGGACTTGCGTATAAACCAGTGGAATTCATTTTTGAAAGGTTTGAAAATGGGTATTGAAGAAAAAAAATTATGATCCTGCTAGATTTCAGTCAAACAATGATCGGCAGCTTCATGGCAATGTCAAGAGGTCAGCTGGTCATTGAAGAAGACCTTTTACGCCATACTGTATTAAACACAATTAGACAATACAAACAAACACATCGGTATATCTACGATACTGGTGGTCTTGTTATATGTTGTGATTCGTACAAGAATTGGAGAAAGGAATCTTTTCCAGAGTACAAAGCAAATCGGAAGAAAAGAAGAGCAGAGGATGACACAGATTGGCAATCTTTGTTTGATTTTCTACACCAGATGATTGAAGACCTTCGCAACTACTTTCCCTACAAAGTAATGAAGGTAGATGGTGCTGAGGCTGATGATATTATTGCTGTATTGAATGATTATGTGGCAACAAATCCAACTCTTATTATCTCAAGCGATAAGGACTTCATTCAGTTACAGAAATATCAAGGGGTACAACAATGGTCGCCCTTGATCAAGGATTTTGTAAGAGGTAATCCAGAAGAATCACTTTGGGAAAAATGTATCAAGGGTGATGTTGGAGATGGTGTGCCGAATATACTTTCATCCGATGATACTCTGATTACAGAGGGTAAACGGCAGAGACCGATAACCAAAAAGAAGATGGAATTGTGGAAAACAGATAGGTCTACATGGACTGATGAGATGCACAGAAACTTCAATCGTAATGAAACGATGGTGGATTTATCAAAAACTCCAGAAACAATTTGTATAAATATAATCAATCAGTACAAAGAGCAGACTCCGCAACATGGTAGGCTCATGGAGTACTTTATTGAGAAACGATTGAAAAATTTAATGGAACATATTGAAGAGTTTGAATAATGACTAAAGGTTTTCCAATAATCTTTTCAGAGATAGACAAGGCTAAAAGTCAAAAAGAGAAGAAAGAATTATTATTAAAGTATAGGTCAACTCCATTAATGGAGATACTTAAATATGCTTTTCATCCAGAAATCAAATTCCTGCTTCCGTCAGGTGACCCACCATACAAAACAGTAGTTGATGATTCAGAGAATCCAACCTACTTGTATGGACTTTTAAGGAAGTTGTATTTGTTTGTTGAGGGTGGAAATCCAAATCTCAAACCTGCAAGGAGAGAGTATTTGTTTATTGAATTATTAGAAAGTATTCATGATGATGAAGCAAAATTACTTCTACAGATTAAAGATAAAAAAATTAAATGTAGAGGTTTAACTTATAAACTTATAAAAGAAACATTTCCAGAATTATTGCCGTGAAGAATACTAAATCTTTAGAAGATAGGATTGTTAAATTAAAGAGTAGAACTGTTGATGGAATTAGCAGTTCGGAGGAAGCTGAACTTCGGCATTTGGATATGAATGGTACAGTACCAAGAACAGTCAAAGTGGTTCTTGCCAGACAGTTTGGAGTGCAATTGGATTTATTATGGAAAGATTCGATTCAAGCATTTACTACAGAGATTGGTGGAATTACTTGGACTTCGGATTTTGATTATAAGGATTACGTGGCCACGCCATGGGAATCTGGTAAATATTATGTAAGAAGTTCCCGCCGAAAATAGACTTCCTTATTATAAACCCGATAAAAAGAGGACTATGAAGAAATTCATCCTAATGTTGGGCCTCATTTTATTGACTGCAACAAGCGTGAATACAGCCCAAACAAACGAGATATGGGTGCCTCCAGTGAGTGATAACTGGGTGCCTGGTATCTACAAAGAAGAGGTTGCAAGTAGAACAGCCGAAATGGTAAATTTAAATGACCATCTGAGAAACTTGGAACCGATGATAGACCCCAAAGAAAAGGAGTGTCTAGCAAAAAATATTTATTTTGAAGCTGCGATAGAATCAACTGCAGGAAAAATAGCAGTAGCACAAGTGACCATAAACAGAGTAAGGTCACAATATTATCCAGACTCAATTTGTAAAGTGGTTTATGAAGGTAAACATCATTCAAATGGTTTTCCAGTAAGAGATAGATGCCAATTTAGTTGGTACTGTGATGGAAAGGGTGATGAACCAAGACCAACGAAAGCGTGGAGAGATTCACAAGATATAGCTGAGTATGTCATTCGTACACCAAGTCTGTTAGATATTACAGATTGTGCTACTCATTATCATGCAGATTGGATGAAGAAATATCCAAAATGGGCATATCAGAAAAAGAAATTGGTGAGGATTGACACACACATATTCTATAAAAAGAGAAATAATTTTAGCTTTTAACTTGACAATCTGACAATCCCATGTTATTATATTATTGTAATGATGATTGAGTAACCTTAATGAGAATTGTTATGAGTTATGAAGAGAGAGTGATGTCGGTCCTTTCCCGATGGATGGAAGGGGAATCATTGAGAGAAGCTGCCAGTGAACTGACTTCTATGATGCGAGAAGAAACTGCTCGTTCCTATGAAGAGGGATACCGATTCGCGAAGGATGAAGCTAGACTCGTTGAAGAAGCTGTGGAGGCATTCGTATGAATTATCTTGATGATGTTGGAGTCCGTAAAGAATTCTTTTTGAGACTTGAGAAAAGATTTGATAAAATAGGACAAGATGGTGTACCATATTCAGTTCATAAAATGGTAGATCGTCATGGTAGAAAAGCAATGTTCTATCGGTATAGTGTGTCGAGAGATGGACAAGATTTAGGAAATGATAATTTTAAAGAGAAAGATTGTATTTTAGTCAAGGCGACTGTATCAGAGCATCGTGAGTATAATAATGAACCTGAGACATATCTTAATCGTGTAGTATTTTTGAAAAATGTAGGTTCTGTCTAATATAATAGGAACTAGGTACGAAAGTGTGGGCGCAAGCCGTAAAGAGTAAAAAACTCTACCACCTAGTTCCTATTCTTGTATCTAATGAAAGGTATATATGCCAACGTATGATTATAGATGTGATAATTGTGGATATTCTTTTGAAGAAACTTTTTCTATTTCACAAAGAAAAGTACCAGAGGGTAGATGTATGGAATGTAATGACGGCGATGTTCGTCAAGTGATTGGGACTCCCTATTTTGCTTATGACAACATTTCATCGCCAGGTCATTTGAAGAAAACTCCAGGCTGGATGAAGGACAAACTAAAAGAAGTTAAGAAATCTCAGCCCGGTGCAACAATGAACATACCAGACTGATGATGAAAACTTTTAATCATGTGGGTAATGACCTTAAAGATTTAAAAACTGAAAACATTGAAGGGAAGAGATATTATGTCACTACTCAAGGCAATAAGTACCCTAGCATTACAACGCTACTCGGCAACCTCTCCAAGCAAGGAATTATCGAATGGAGAAGAAGGGTTGGTGAGGCAGAGGCCAACAAGATTAGTAGACAGGCTAGCAGTAGAGGCACCCGCGTACATAATATCTGTGAGTCGTATATCCAGAACCAAGTCGGGATATTAGAGGGTGAGTTACCAGACGCAATAGAAATGTTTAATTCTATTGTGCCACTTTTAGATAGAATAGATAACATTCATGTGGTTGAGGGTGCATTATTTTCAGATGACTTGGGTGTTGCTGGAAGAACGGATTTGATAGGTGAGTTTGATGAGAAACTATCAGTCATAGATTATAAGACTTCCAGAAAAAGAAAGACATGGGAAATGTGTCATAGTTATTTCATGCAAGGAGCTTTCTATGCATATGCTTATGAAGAACTTACTGGAATCTCCATAAACGATATTGTAATAATTATGGCAGTAGAAGGTGATGAACCTCTGCTGTTCAGAGAAACGAAAGAGAGGTGGATAGAGCCACTGAGACAGGTGATTACTAAATATTCATGATACTGATGATACAATTGGATAGCAGTTAAGACGGCGGTTCGACTCCGCCCATCTCCACCATAAGAGCATCAGATGGACGCGCGAGAAATTACCATAGCATTTGCAGTATTTGGAATTGCTATTTTACTTATTTGGGGTCTTGAATTTGTGCTCGTATGATGGGGATGTTCGGGAATTCGATTGATTGTGACGGCAGTTGGGGAGGTATCCAACATAGGTACAGTTGTAAAAAAGTCCAATTAAACATAATCGCAGATAATAACGATTATATTTCTGCATCGGAATATTATGCTCTTGCAGCATAACCGATAGCCGAGTACAGAGGGTCACTTGGGAACAGAAGACCCTCATTTTTAATACACACATAACACACACATAGAAAGGAAATTATGTCTAATCCATTTGAACTACGATTTAAACTTTTAGAGATGGCACAAAGTTATCTTAGTGATAATTATGCCAGATCTGAAAATATGATGTATCAAGCATGGGATGATGCAAAAGCTCAAGGTGATGCAAATATGAAGTTATGGAAAGAACTTCAACCTGAATCTTACACCATTGATGATATTAAGAAGAAGGCATCTGAGTTGTATGAATTCGTAGAGAAGAAATAATTTTTGATAAATTGGGAAGGAAATACTCTTACATTTCCTTCCTTCGTTACAGAAAGGGAATATGGCAGGTGGATTACAAAACGAACCAACAACTTCTGCTCAAGTCATAGTAACAAGACAAAGATTTGAGAGGGATGTAGTACGCGGTGATGTACCACCATATTATTTGATTCCTGAGAAACAAGAAGAAACATATAAATGGTATGACCTACCATACAATAGTGGTAGGTGTAAAGTTTCTTGGGCTGATAACCAATGGAGTTTTGAATACTTTTAAGGAGAGGAAATGGCTGAGTATAAGAGTGAAGATTGTTCTTTTGTTTATCGTATAGCAGCAGTAGAGAAGGTAGTAGATGGAGATACTGTTGATTGTATGTTTGATTTAGGTTTTGATGTTCTTTTCCGATCAAGGGTCAGACTCCTTGGAATTGATACCCCAGAATCAAGAACGAGAAACAAAGTGGAAAAGGTGTACGGCTTGTTAAGCAAGTCAGCCATCAAATCATGGGTTCACTGGGCAATCATGGATGACAGAGATGACATTGAAATCGAACTCAGATGTCCAGAAGCAGATTCAAGAGGAAAGTTTGGTAGAATTTTAGGTGAACTTTGGGTCAACTGTAATGCAGAAGGTGAGTATGGTGGATGGACTAATATAAATAAATGGATGTGTGAGAATGGTTATGCAGTAGGTTATTGGGGCCAAAATAAAAATGATGTTGCCGATGAACATATAGTAAACAGGAAGTATCTTGCTGAACAAGGAATACAAGAACTGTTAATGGAGGAATAATGGCCATCAAGATACCAAAGAATCTTAAAAAAGTTAGAGAAGAAAGAAAAGACGATGGAAAGGTAAATACCAGTGTCGAAATGGTTAACGCCTCGGAAGAGGCTTTGTGGGAGAAAAATCCAGTGGAAGCTTTAAAGTATGAAAGAATAGAAACCAGAAAGAAGATGAACTGGATTGCAAGGTTCACTCTTTCTTTGATTGTGTCAGGAACTTTTTTGATTTTATTATACCTGTTATTTTTTACAGACCTCAAAGATGGACATAGAGATTTAATTAATATCCTTGTCGGTGCCTATGTAGGTGTGTTGGCAAAGTCAACGGACTACTGGTTCAAGGACAAGGAAGATGCTGAAGATAAAGAGTCTCAGCAACTATACGGAAACGGAGATACTAATGTCTGATTTTAATGATTTTGGTTTTAGTACAGTGAGTGCTGATGAATACGCAGCACAACAAACAAAGACAGTAGATACAGCCAAAGAAGTAGTCTCTACGGCTACGGCGAGTATCCAACCAGAGTTAGAAAAAATAGAATCTAAGATTGCAAGTCTAACCGATAGTATGAGAGTCATGAGTGATGAAATGGCTGATAGGAAAGAAGAACTCAATGATAAGTGGAGCACGAGAATGAATGAAGTGGAAGGTATGATTCTTCCATTACTACAGAATTTAGCCAAGGATGGTGACAAGAAAGAATGGATTCGTTGGCCAAATAGGACAGACATTCTAAATGCACAAATAGATAAAATTAGAGAAGTTACAAGAGGCGACTTTTAATGGCCTACTCTGAGAAGGTATTGGAGCATTATGCACAACCCAAAAATATTGGAAGTTTGGATTCTGGGAGTGATGATGTCGGTACTGGTCTTGTGGGTGCTCCAGCATGTGGAGATGTTATGAAACTTCAAATAAAGGTCGATAATGGTGGAAAAATTACTGACGCTAAGTTCAAAACTTTTGGCTGTGGCAGCGCTATTGCTGCTTCTTCCCTTGCTACTGATTGGGTTACTGGTAAATCTATATCAGAGGCGGAAGGAATCAGTAATGTGGAAATCGTGGAAGAACTTTCGTTACCGCCTGTCAAGATTCATTGTTCGGTATTAGCCGAAGATGCAATCAAGGCAGCAATAAACGATTACAAATCTAAAAACAATATAACAACATGAAACAATTTAATCAGTACATAATAGAATCTAGTTTATCCAGACTATGGAAACATAATGAAGAACATGATTGTGGTGCAATGACTGCTTTCCGTAAGGCTGCAGATTGTGGTGAGGGAGAAAAATATTCAAATGCAGATAATGCAAAACGAAATAGGTCTTTATTGGCAAAAATAAAATCTAAAGGATATGGAGCAACAACTCTAAAAGGTAAGTATCCAGAGGGTGGAACAGTTGGTAAAGAGATTAGTTATTTTATTGTTGATTTAGAAGATTCTGATAATTTAGAATCTGATATGAAAAAATTTGGTGAGGAATTTGAACAGGATAGTGTTTTGTTTATTCCAAAAGGGGCAATTCAAAATACTGCTAAAGCATATTTAATTGGAACGAATAGATGTAAAAATAATTGGTTAGGGTTTAATAAAAAAGAAACATTTGGTAAGGGTAAGCTGGGATATGATTCCCCAATCTACACTTCTTATGTCAACGGCAGACCATTTATTTTTGAGGAAGTTGGGGATGAACATTTAAATCCTGGCAATGGAATGGGATGGTGGGCATTAAATAGTGTAGCCAAAAAACATTGGAAGGATATTAGTGGCTAGTAAAGATGCTGCATTTTGGATTAACCCTAAAGGTCAGGTTTATAATGTTAGGATGACTCATATTAGTGATGTTATTTCATATCCCAAAAAGTTTGGAATGTCTCTTGGGGATATTAAGAAGATATACGATAAACATGATGAACCTTTGAGAAAAGAAGGTAAGGCCAGAGAAGAAATTTTATTAAAACTTTTCCAAGATGGTTACATTAGAATTCGTAAATATAAAAATTTAGGCTATACAGTTAATGTCAAGAGACTAGCTGGTAAGGCTAAAAAACATATTTATAAATGGGCAGATAAACTTTTAAGTTCTGGGATAGGAGATGTTGTAGATTATACAACAACTCCTGTTCTTTTTGATACTGAAAATAAAATTATAAAACCAACAACTTTGGGAGATATTCAAAAAGATATTTCAGTTATGGAATCAAAATATGAGATTGAAATATGTCATGTTTCTGAATGGGAAGATGTTAAGGTAGTAATAAAAGGGTTTAATGAGTTTTTCAAATATAAGGGTTGATTATGGCGCTGAATACACAAACATCAAGTGAATTTTATACAAAAATTGTTAAATTAGTAGCAGATACGAAATTAAGTTATATGGATGCGGTTCTACATTATTGTGACCAGAACAATATGGAACCAGAGACTGCGGCCCAGTTGGTGAATACCAAACTCAAGGCCCAGATAAGGGAGGAAGCTGAGGTTCTCAATTTTCTTCCTAAGACTGCCAAGTTACCATTGTAAGTACTTGACAAATCTTGAATATATGTTATAATATTTTTAATACGTTAATACATTGCACAAACAATTATACGAAAGGAAACTATGTCGTTTGCAGATATGAAGAAACGTAGTAAGTCAGATCTTTCATCTCTAATCAAAGAGACTGAAAAAATTTCCAACCCTAGTAATTTCGGTGATGCAGATGAACGCTACTGGCGTCCAGAATTGGACAAGTCAGGTAATGGTTATGCCATCATTCGATTTCTTCCGGCTCCAGATGGTGAAGAACTGCCTTGGGCACGTATTTGGAATCATGGTTTTCAGGGGCCAGGTGGCTGGTATATTGAAAACTCTCTGACAACTCTTGGGCAGAAAGACCCTGTGAGTGAACACAACTCACAACTTTGGAACTCTGGTATTGAGGCAAACAAAGAGATTGCCCGTAAACAGAAACGTAGGTTGAACTATACCTCAAATGTTTACATTATCAAAGATCCTGCTAATCCTCAAAATGAAGGACAGGTAAAACTCTTCCGTTACGGAAAGAAAATCTTTGATAAGATTAATGATGTGATGAATCCTGAATTTGAAGATGAGTCACCAATAAATCCTTTTGATTTTTGGGAAGGTGCGAACTTCAAGATGAAGATTCGTAAAGTTGAGGGTTATTCCAATTATGATAAGTCGGAGTTTGAATCCCCTTCAGCAGTCCTTGACGATGATACTCGTATGGAAGAAATCTGGAAAACTCAACATTCTCTTAAAGAATTGGTAGGTCCAGATAAGTTCAAGTCTTATGAAGATTTGAAGACAAAGTTAGATCGTGTACTTGGTTTGGGTTCAGAATTTAAACCTAAACAAGAAGAGGTTCCATTTGATGGTGGACAACCTTATACACCACCACCTAAACCTGTTGCTGAAGAAACAGCAACTGATGATGACCTTGATTATTTTCAGAAACTAGCAGCAGAAAAGGTCTAATTAAACATTTGAGAACCTTGAACTGCTAACATAGTTGGGTCACTTGGTCTTGGATTATCTGGTACTTTAATCTGAGTTGCTTGATTTGAGACAACAGGATTTCTTTGGCTGTTGTCAACATTATTTATTATGACAGGTGACCCATTTCCCATTCTAGCTTGTTCTAATGCTTGTGAATTAGTCAAGAGTTGAGCAGCTTTCATGAAAACGTTAGCGGCTTGATTGTCTAACATTAATTCATGTTTATGAACTTCAGCAAGTCCAGAAGTTTTTATTAGTCCACCCTGTTCCAAATGTTCAAGTTTGATATTTGCTGCTTTTAATGTTTCTGGTGAAAATAATTTAGATATACTTTCAACACCAGCTTCTACTTTCATTTGGGAAAGTGATTTTACAACATCAAATCTTGAACCTGTTTCCATTCCAAGAACTCGCATAATAGTCTTATATGCATTTTCTTCTTGTTCTTTTCTCTCAATCTGTAATTCTCTTCTAGTCGGTTTTTTCTTTATTGCTTCAACTGGTGCAGTAACTGTTTCTGCAGTCTTAGCAACATTAATAGGTTGTTTAGCTGCAATGGCTTTTTTCCTCGTACCTTTTGCCTCTTCCAACATTTCTGCAAGTTTTTGTCGTTCTTCCTCTGCTATATCAGTATCACCTAATTGGACTGTTAGTGCTTGTACTAAGCTTTTACCCATATCTGTCAAGCCACCACCCTTCGTTTGTTGACCTTTCAATGCTTCTTGAATTTTTTCTAATTCAAGATTATCCTTTGAGAACCAATCTTCATCCAGTAAATCCATTTTAACAAGTTCTTTTCTGGACTTTTTGGCTTTCTCTTCAGAGAAACCTTCTTCAGCTTTAGCAACAGTTTTCTTGGCTGCTTCAGATACTTCTTGACCACCACCGAATATCCAATCATATAATTTTGTTGGCATTATAGATTTTGCTATAGACGCGAAATCAAAATTTGTGATTTTATCAAACAAATCTCCAAACCATGTAACTATACCACTAACTGCATCCATTAACATATCACCAATACTAAATTTCTTTCCAGCATCTGCAACAGCTTTAGATTTCTCATCAAATCCAAGAAGTTTTAAGAACCATGCGGTAACAGCAGTAATTCCTTTTGCTACTAGATTTGGTAACCATGTGACAACATTGACCAAACTAGCAATTATATCAGAGGTACTATCAAACTTAAACATACTTCCAAACCAATCTTCTACAGTTTGAACTACAGTCTTAACAGTCTTAACGATAAAACTGTCACCTTCTTTTACTGGTTCTGTACTCCATGTGAAGAGGTCTTTAACCCACTTGACTGCGGCATTGAAGGCATCATTAATAACTTTTGTAAAGGAAAATGTTTCTGCTGCTTGTGCAGCTTCATCCCATCCAAATAATCCAAGTACCCAAGCTACTGCTTTCTTTAATGGTGCGGTAACAAAGTCTAAGAAACTTCCAACTCCTGTAGCTATAGTTCCAAGTAATTCAGTTAATCCTGCTACTGGGTCAGCAAATATACCCTTAATCCATGCAACAGCTTTATCAAATACATCTGTGATAGTTTTCTCAAAGGAGAACTCTTCAGTTGCAGCTGCTGCTTCATCCCATCCGAATATACCAAGTATCCAAGCAATACCACTTTTGAGTGGTGCAGTTATGAAGTCTGCAAAAGAACCAACTCCTGCAGCTAGAGATGATAGAGTTGTGGTGAGTGTTCCTACTGGGTCAACAAATAGATTCTTAATCCAAGTTACTGCTGAGTTGAATACATCCACTACGAATGTGGAAAATCTGAATGGTTCTTCTGGGTCACCCCATCCAAATAAATCTTTTATGAAGTTAATGGCAAGTCCTAGAGGTGCAGTAACGATGTCAACGAGAGATTTTGCTATACCAGTAAAAGAGGTATCTTCAAACTTGAAAAGACCAACCAGATAATCTACGGCTTTCATTACAGCATCTCTGATATTATCTACCAGACTAAAATCAGATACTGCTTTTATGGTTTCTTCTTCTACACCGAATAGACCCATAAACCATGTAACTAGGAACTTTACACCATCTTCAATGAGTTTTGCCAAATCAAAGATGAAAAAGTCAAGGATGGCTTTCAAACCACCACCTATACCATCTAACAGTCTTTCACCAAATCCTCTGGTGTCATCATCCCCTTTTTTCTTGAATGCATCAAATGCACCTGTGAAGGTTTCAAACAGACCCATTACAATAGTGAATGGTAGGAAAAGTTTTCCTATAACTTTGCCAATATTTTTGAAATATCCGAATACTTTTCCCATATCTCCTATAACTTTACTAATGGTTTTCGTGTGTTTTCCACCACCACCAAAAAGAGTACGGACAGGTTTTATAAAATCATCAATAGTATTAAGAAATCCTGTTTTACTACTGAATACATTTTTTATTGCATCTATGGCAATTCTGGTTTGTTTAAACACTTTACCTTCCATAAAGAAGGTTTTTAATGTTCCAACGAATCTTGTTATTGCATTATTTTTGAGGGCGGCTTTGAAGGTGTCTATTGCATCATCAATTTTCTTAAATAGTTTTCCGTTTGTGAAAAATGATTTAATCCTACCTACAAATTTACCTATAGAACTTTCTTTCAATGCTACTTTAAAAGAGTCTATTGCAGTATCTATAGTTTTGAATAGTTTGCTATTTGTGAAAAAATTTTTTATTCTTACTATGAATTTTCCTATTCTTCCATCTTTACCAAATGCAGCTTTTAATTTTTGTAATTGTTTTCCGATGTAACTATCTTTTCCAAATACAGCAGAAAATATATCTCTGATAGATTCTGCAACACCGATACCAATTCCAGTAAGTAGCCCACCTATTCCAGCAAGTATCATCAAAGGAATTTCACCCGAATCAATTTTTTCAGGCATTTCAGTAGTAGTAAGTTCTATTCCTTCAAGAGCTTCCAACATCCTGTTCATCTGTAGTTGTTGTTCTCTGGCAGCTTCCTGAGCTAAAACCTTTTCAGTTGCCATTACATCTCTTCTTGCAGAAATTTCATCTATTTGTATCTGTGTTTGTTTTTTAATACTTTCTACAAACTTTTCATCCATGTTTGAGATACCAGAGGCTATATTGAAAGCATCTAATCTTTGATGGTCTGTTTGTTGATTTACTTGGGCAGCAAGACGAGATATACCCTGTACAGTTTGTATTGGGTCTAATGAATCCAATCCAACTTTTATAGTACTAACAGATTTTTCAAAACCTTTTAATACATTAGCGCCTGCAGATTGAACATTTTTTATGGAGTTGATAGAATCAGTTGCAGTTTCTTGTATACTATTGACTATATTATTTGATGTAGATTCAATAATTTTATTTGTTTCTGAAGAATCAGTACTAGTAGTATCAGTGACAGGTTTGGGAAGAACAGAAATAAAATTTTTGAAAAGTTTTTCAAGACCAGTAAGGATAGAAGTATCAGCAACAGGTTCAGTTCGAGAAATTCCTTCTGGTGTGGGGGCAGGAGCACCTAAATTATTATTGAAATATTTGATTTCAATGTTGTCAATATTGCCAATATTCTCACCAATATTTTTAACTATCTCTTCTTTATTTTGTTTCTCTACATCTTCTTCAACCATCTACTAACCTCTTTGCCTATTTTGTTCTTCAATCCTTTCATTCTCTTCTTTAATCCATGTTTGTAACATCTCAACATAGATTGCTCTCTCAAATGGTAACATATTGTCTAACTCTGTTAGACTCCAATTATGATGCTGAATCATGGCGAAATTTGTAGTGTAATGATTCGCCAAGGAGTCATGACTCAGCCCTATGCGAAAAAAGAGGCCATCCCCTCAAGGACAGTAGTACCTTTCTTTCCACAATTTTGACATTCACCTTCTACTGACTTTTGCAGTTTAGGCATAGTATTAAAAAATTCTTGTATATCTCTAAATTGACCAGATGATAAAGATTGTACAAATTCATCTCTTTCAGCCTGTGAGTAATCTTTTGTCTGGTGCATTTCTTCACCTTCCATAATGTACTCCATAGAATTACCAATCATCTCAAAGGTTTTATTAACCAGAGCTTTCCCCTCTAATCCAGCTAATTGAGTGGTATCTTCAACCCTTGGATATTTCATTTTTACTTTTATATTGTCAGTCAAATCAATCAAATCTTTATGTTGTTTATCCTTTTCAACTTTTATTTCGTCAACTTTTATTTTTGTAGTAAATTTACAATCAGTATCTTCCATCTTTTCACATTTATTATCTGGTATGTTGAATATTACTTCAATTTCTTCTCCTACAGACCTTGCTCTGAGTTGAAGAAAAATATATTCAATGTCAAACATTGGAAGTTCTTTGACATTAATATCTTCTTCTATGCAAGATTCAATTATTGTCCTTAGAGAGTTCACCATATCTTGTGTCTCTCCACTTTCCATTGCCATCATGAGAATTTTCTCTTCTTTCACAAGAAATGGCCTAAATTTTATTTCCTTTCCTGTTGATGGTAACTTTAATGTATGTAATGCTGTATTCAGTTTTGGTAATGACATTATAATCTCCTATCAAATAACAGTTTCCCATCTCCTATACATGAAGGTGACAGGTAATTTTAAAACTTCATTCCCTGCGGAATGACTTAATTGGACCTCTCCAATTATGGATGGCCACGCATCTA